GATGTTGTTGTTCTCGTCGCCGATCTTGAACAGGGTCGGGAACACCTTCTGCAGCGTTCCGTTGATCTTGAGCACGAACGTGCTGATCTCCCTCTCGAGGAGGTTGATTGGCCCGCGGAAAGTCTTCAGGAACGGCTCGCCGAGACGGGTCAACTGTTCCTTGACGCCCCTGAACGAGGCCTTCAGGCGCCCGATGAGCGTGTTGTTGATCTGGTCAAGGGCGCCGTTGAAAGGGGCGAGGGCCTTGAGCTTGCCCTCGTTGACGGCCGCGAAGAACTTCTTGTACGAGACGGTGCCGGCCTTCGCTGCGGCTTCGCCCTTCTTCTGGCTCCCGGCCATCTCGTCGAAAGCCTTGGCGAGCATCGGGGCCGACTGCTGGAGTTCGGCGTAGGTCTTGGCTGTGACCTTCTTGTCCTTCTCCATCTGCATGAAGGTCTTCTGGATCTCCGCCAGTTTCTTGGGGTCGCCCATCGAGTAGTCGGCGTACCTCGCCAGCTGGTTGCGGAACGCGGCGTCGATCTTCTTGCCCTGCGACGCGGCCGAGGAGATGATGCTTCCCATCGTCTTCTCGTCGAACATGGCGAAACGCCTGTCTGCGTAGACGGCGTTCATCTGCGACCTTGATTCCTTCATTCCGCCCATCATCGGGGCGAGGTTCGCCGCCTGGAGTTCCCTCATGGCGGCCAGTACCGTGCCTATGGCCGCTACGGCCACGCCGGCCGCCGCTCCCGTCCCTCTCAGCAGGGCGTGGAACCCCTTCATCAGGTACTGCCCCGCAACGAGGGCGAGCTTCATGGCGGCAAGTGCGGCGGTGAACCCGAGCAGTTCGATGCCCGCGTACTTGGCGAACTTCCCGACCCTGCTGAACATCTTGCCGAGGGTGTCCCCGGTCTTGGCGAGCTTGTCGTAGTCCTTGGAGAGCTTCTTGCTGTTGCTGGACATCTTGTCCAGATCGCTGTTGAAGCTCTTGTTCGCCCCCGATGCGCTCTTGGACGAGTTCTCGAGAGCCTTGAGGCGCTTCTCCAACGCGGCAATGCGGGCCTCGGCACCAGCGTCGTCGACGTCAACCTTGATGTTGACATTGGCGGTCGCGCCGCCACCCATCATGCTCACTACTGGTCACCTCCTCCGCTAGCTAGGACGGCGACCGTCTACTTTGTGTTTGCCTTGATCTGCTTCGCCTGTTCTTCATGGTCGCGCGAGATGACCTTAGCACAGGCGACTCTGAGCAACCACAGTTCCTCCGACGAGTCAAGCACGGTGATCGGGTCGATGTGGAACGCCTCGGCGACCCTCGCCGACGAGACTATGTAGGGGTCGTCAAGCAGCCACTCTAGGGCTGCTTCGTAGGGTCCACCTGCTCGACGCTGTCGTTGAATCCCGCAGCCTCCATGATCGCCAATGCGGTGGCCTCGATGTGCGGCTCGACGACGTAGACGGAACGGATTGCGTCCTGCACCCTGTCGGCGTCGACCATCTTCATGATCTCCTCCGAGCCGAAGGTGACGGGTTCGTTGTTCTTGTCGAGGACGAGCTCGTTGTCGATGAGGATGCCGGAGCAGGTGTTGGCGAGCACGTAGCAGGCGAACTTGGTCGCGTCCATGCCGTTCTTCGTGTCCTCGCCGGAGTTCCTGCGCCATGCGCGGACCTGGTTCTGGTTGATGTTCGGCGAGTAGCGGATCACCATGGAGGGGCGTTCCGGGATCTCGAGATGGATCTCGGGTCGGCGCACCTTCTTGGAGAGCTCGCTCTTCAGCTTGTCGAGAACGTTGTTGCTCTCGACCTTGGCCGTGTACAGCTCGTCGTCGGTATTGAAGTCCATTGGGCTATTCCTCCGTAGTAGGTCTGTCCAGACGATACCACGGGGACGTCCCCGCCGGGCTTACCCTGCGGACTACTTGTTCGGGGTCGAGGTCGAGTCTGTCGACTTGCTCACCGCGAAGGTGAGGGAGAAGGTCGCCGGGCCGCCCGATGAGGCATCGCCGTCGGGCTCGGTGATGTTCACGAGGATGCAGTTCTCGTACTTGCGGGTGTAGCCGGTCTGGTTGCCGTCGGCGTCCAGTGTCACGATTTCCACCCTGAAGTACTTCTTGCCGACCTTGTTCCTGTACGTCGAGATGAGTGCCGCGTCGATGAGCGGGTCGTAGTGGCGGGTGACCGTCACGTCGCCGACCTCGATGACCGAAGGAAGGACTTCGGGGAATGTTGATCCGCCGTCGTACACCTTCTCGACGGAGGCCTGGACTTCGCCGCCAGAAACCTGCGAGAAGTACGGACGGTCGGTCGAGCTGAACTGGTTCGTCGTCTCGTCGGTTCCGTTGACGCCGGTCAACGAGATGACCTTGGCGACTACTTGCCTCTGGGAAATCTTTGCCATCGTCTGTTGTCCTTCTGTTACAGAGCCGTCGTGAGGGACGACTTGGTGATTGTGAGCGTGATGAGGTCAGCGACCCCCGCCACTCGCACGCCGATGGAAGCGCTGATCTTCCCTTCGGCGAGCGCGGTGACCGGGTTGAGGGCGTCCGACACGTCGACTCGGTAGCCCTTGTCGACGTCGTTGCCGTATGCGTCGACCATTGCGTACAGACCGCCCTTGTCCTTCGTACTCTCCAGGATGGAGGTCAAAGAAGAGGCGATCGATCCGAAGAGGGTCTTCCTGCTGTCAATCGGCGAGAACACGAACTGCTCCAAGGCCTTCTCGGACTGCGAAGCGATCTGGTTGACCGTGTCGCGGTACGTGATGTACCTCCAGTTGGTGGTGTCGTTCGATGCAGAGCGGGCGCCGTAGACGCGCACCTGTCCGTCGATGACGCGGAGTGCGTTGACCTTGCCGTCGTCAAGGGCGTTGGCAATGGTCTTGGGAACCTTCGTCGCCGCGCCGTTCGAGGAAAGGCTTGTCACGAACCTCGCCGATGACGAGACGCCTGCGCCCGGCTTCCAGGGACCGCCGACCGCAATGACCTGGCGTGCCCTTGCGGCCGCCGCGTAGGTCTCGGGAGAGATAGTCCTGGTCGAGCCGGTGCCGTCGGGGACGACGACCTGCGGCCAGAAGAAGGCGATGTGGCTTGCGTCCGACTTGTCGGATGCGGTGCTTCCGCCGTAGTTGCTCGCCGCCGTCACTGCCGCCGTGTAGGAGGTCGAGTGGCTGAAGCTTGCGAAAGCGACCCTGCGGTTGGCGACCGCGTGTGCGAGGAGGCCGTCCCAGATGGTCGTTCCGTAGTACTCGGGGATCGAGACCACGCCGGTGCCGAGATCGTCAGCGAAGTCGTCGAGTGCGGCGACCGCTGTTGCGTCGTCGATCTCGTCGAGGTTTGCGTCTCCGCCGGTGAGCGTCATGTCCTGGGTGTACGGGATGGATTCCGACACGCCGGCGGAAGCGACGAGGATGTTCGGGATCGCGGCGTTGATGTCGGCGATCGCATCTGCGTTGCTGGTGTAGCCGGCACCCGAGAAGATCTGCGAGCCCTTGAGGGTGATGGAGATGGAGAACTCCGAGCCGTCCTTCACGACTTCGGTGGTCACACCCGTTCCCCAGTCGCCGGGGTTGGCGGCGGTGAGGACGATCGTTGTGTCGCCGTCCGATGCGTCGAGGAGGTTGCCCGTCGACTTGGTAGCGGTCGTCTCTGTTCCGACGAGCCTGCGGACAATCGCGCGGATGCCGCCTTCCTCGAAGAACGTCTGGACGTGCTGGTGGAGGGTGCCGTCGCCCGTGTAGTCGCCGTACTCAGCGACGAACTCCGACATGCTCCTGACGACGTATGCGTCGGTCGTGCCGCGCTCCGAGATGCCCACGATGAACAGCGCGCTGCTCGGGGCCTGTTCCGCACCGGCACCGCCGATACGAACACCTGTGTTGACGACTACGCCCGGCATTAGTTCTCCTTCGCCACTTTGGTCTTCGTGGATTTCTTGGTCTTGGGTTCTTCACCTTCGGCTTCGGGTTCTTCCTCCGCTGCTGGTGTTGCTTCCTCCGCTTCACCGGCGTCAGCCTGTTCCTGAACTTCGGGCTCTGCCTCCGATTCGGGTTCCGCTTGTACGACCGGTTCCGGTTCGGGAGCCGCGACTGGTTCCTCAGGCTTTGGTGCCGAAGTCTCCTGCTGTTGGGACAATAGCACCACATCACCACGGTTCAGCGCAGAGGTCAACACCTCGTCGTTGAGTTCCACCTCTGCCGAGGTGCGCGCGGCGATGGAGCGACCGCTTGAAGAAATCTTGACGCGCTGCTGCGTCACGTTGAAGACGGTTCCCTTAGCCATGCCGGCAATACTAACCATCAGTCAAGGTCCGTCCGTGAAAGCATGTAGACGTCGAGGGACAGCTCGTTCGGGTTGTCGCCCGTCGGGTCGAACCTGTTCTTGCGGGTGATCGCCTCGTTGAGGTTCAGCGTGTACCCGAGGAAGGCCCCGCAGACGGCCCTGTCGCCCTTGACGTAGGTGATGTCCGAGTACTCCTCCCTGAGGGAAGTCTCGTCCAGGAGGAGGTCGTGGTCTATGTCGTCGGCCGCCACGAGCGACGCCCTGTCGAGAAGGGCAGACCTGATGACGGTCGTGAGCCTGTCCCGGGACTCCGTTGCGAGTTCGGCGTGGTCCTGCCTCACCCACACGTACGTCCTCATGTTGTACGCCGTTCTGTACACGGGGTTCGCTCCGTCGACGTAGTCGATCCTCGTCATGGACGGGGTGGAGAGGGCGACGGTGATGACCATCGGCCAGTGGTCGAGGGCGGGAGGCTCGTAGGAGAGGTACTTCTCGGGGACGGGGAGCCTGTCCGAGTCGAGGTTCCAGAGGTTCCTGTACCCGATGATCCTGTCCGGCAGGTCGGTCTCGAGGTACGAGGTGATGTACTCCTTGGCGGTCCAGGGTCCGGACATCATGGCAGGAGCGCCTTCAGGTCGTTGGCGTACGAGTTGGGCATGATGTGTGCCCTGATCCTGCGGGCCATGAGGTCAGCGAACCCCGGCGGCTCGAACACGATCTCGCGCTTGGGGAGGTGCGCCTTCATGCTCCCGTACTGGTGGAACGGTGCGATGTCGCTCTCGATCGTGAGCATCGCGTCCCTCGCCCCGACGTCGCCCCTGCCTGCGAGGACGGCCGCCCTGAGGGTTCCGTTGTTGACGAGGATGGGGGCTACCGGCGGGATGCCGTGCTTGGCCCTCCAGGCTTGCGTGGTCGGCGCGAGCGGCGCCCATCCTCCGACCATCGCTCCCGACGAGTCGAAGTTCGTCCCGAAGGCGGTGCGGAGGTACGAGACGCCCTCGGTCAGCGGCTCCCGGTACGAACCCATGTTCCTCCGCATCGCGGATAGTTCGCTCGTGTCTACGCTGACGTTGACCTTGACGGTCCTGGAGCTCATACGCGCTTTCGCCTCAGCGGATCGAGGTTCCTCTTCTCGGCGTCGGTCAGGCCGATCTCGGCGACGGTGGCGGCCCTGTTCTGGAAGTCCTTCAGACCGACCACGTCGTCGGTCATGTTCTGCATCTCCCTCGCGGCCATCCTCAGGATGACCTGCTTGATGTGGGCGTTCGGCTCCAGACCGGCCGTGTAGGTGATGACGATCTTGTCGCCCGACCACACGGAGTAGATGTCCAGGCCCCATCTCCTGACGAGGTAGTGGTCGTTGACGGTGAATACGAGGGGGGGCGTTCCCGGCTTGCCGTTGAAGGGGTAGACGATGACGCTCGAGACGTCGACGACGGGTGCGTTCGGGA